TTCGGCGGTCAATGCCTTGGCGACTTCGCGCTCAAACGACGCGCCCTTCTGGCGGGAGTTGATCATTCGTTAATGGCCTCCCAGAGTTGTTTGTCCGGTGCGTAGACGCTGTTGCCCTCGTCGGTCAGCCGCGGCGCAGGCACGATGTTGGTCGGCTCAGACTTGCCGCCGAAGCGCGTCAGGCTCGGACGCCATGTCATATTCAAGGTGCCGGTGCGGCCAGCTCTGTGCTTGGCGATGATTAGCTCCGCGTCTTGCGGTTCCGGCTCCTCGTCGGCGACCGCGTAGTAGGCAGGGCGATGCACCAGAGCGACCAAATCGGCATCCTGTTCTATGCTGCCGCTCTCGCGCAGATCGGAGAGCTTCGGCCGGTTGTCAGGACGGTTCTCCGCTTGGCGGTTGAGCTGCGCGGCGGCGACCACTGGCACGCCGAGTTCCATGGCCATGGCCTTCAACCCGCGCGAAACAAAGCCGACCTCGTTCTCGCGCGACTTCGCGTTCGCGTGCGAGACGAGCTGCAGGTAATCGACAAAGATGATCTTCACGCCCCAGCGACGCACCGCGAGTCGCGCACGTCCGCGGATGTCCAAGAGCGACATACCACAGCGGTCATCTATGTACATTGGTTCGCCGGAAAAATCCAAGGCGGCAGAACCGATTCGTCGCTTACCGGCGAGATCGACAAATCCGTTGCGCACCAGCTCGGTGTTGGTGTTCGCGCGAGACAACACAACGCGAGCGGCCAATTCGGTCGCTGGCATTTCGAGGGAGAAGTAAAGGACCGGAACACCGCGGCGCGTCAGGTTGTCCGCCATGTTCATCATCAAGGCCGACTTACCCATGGCCGGTCGTCCTGCGATGATCGCCAACGTGCCGCCGCGCAGACCGCCGGTCACTTGGTCGAAGTCGGCAAAGCCGGTCTTCAGTCCCAAGGTCTGCTTGTTGTCCATCAGGGCTTCCAGCTCTTCGAGCAGCGATGGCACGATGTCGGCCGCGCTGCGCATCGAGTCGGTCGGAGCGCCAAGACTGAGCGACAAGACACTCTCTCCGGCGGACTGCAGCACCTCGTCGGCGTTGGCAGCCATGTCTTGTGCCGCGGACTGCATGGCGATGGCCGCGGAGATGATCGAGCGACGGCCGTAGCAATCGCGCAAAGTCTGCGCGTGATATTCGAGCGCGCTTAATCCGCCGGTCGCGCGCGAGAGCAGGTCGGTGACCTCTCCGGCGCCGCCAACACTCGCCAGCTTTCCCTGCGCGTCGAGGCGCTGTGTGACCGCGATAATGTTCGGCACGCCGCCGTCTGCGCGGATCTCGTTGATGGCGTCAAAGACTGCGCGGTGCGCTGGGGTGTAGAAAAGATCGCCATGCAGACCGGCAATCTCATCGGCGAGCTTCGGCTCGGCCATGAGACTACCAAGGACAGCCTTCTCGGTGTTTGGGCTTTGAGGTGTGGTGGTGGTTTTCATACAAAATTGTCGTCGTCGTCATTTGCTACCAGCGCCATCAGCGCCAGCGCTGCCATCAGGGCGAGGAACACGATCCACTGTGCGCTGCTCATTGCGCTCCCTCCGGCGTTGACGCATTTCGTAGCGCCGCTTCAACCAGCGGTCGCACGCTTCGTCTACCGCTATGACATCGTCTGCAACGTGGGGCCATACGCTTCTTAGTGTTTCTTTAAGTTCAGTGCGCATCGGCTGCCGTGGTTACTTCGTTCGGCGTGGTGGCAGCCGGTGCTTCGGTGTGCGGGCAAATGTGTACAAATGCGGACATAGAAGCAAGAGTTTTGTCGTCTTTGCGGGCAAATATTTCGTCGTAGTTTTGACGGTATTTTTGGCCGTCTACCGGCCGCGGCGCGTCGCCCTTTCCGGCGCTCATAGCTCCCTCCCGCCTATTCCGCACTCGTTCCAAAACTCCCGCCGGTAGTGCTCTTCGAGCTGCTCCATTTGATCTATGGCGTCCTCGTCCTCGACAATGCGGGGCAAGTCCCAAGACATTGGGAAATGCTTTACGCGGGCGCGAGCTTCCAGCCGGACCTCCCGCGGAACCTTCTTGATCTTCGACGGCAGGCACAGGTCGAAGAGGAACCGGCGGGCGCTGGCGATGGCGCGGGCTTGTTCCATGGGGGTGCTCATAGCGGTTCCTCCACGGCGAGCAGCGCTTCGTGCTTTTCGTCGCTGACGTCCGGCGAAAGCGCGGCGCACCGACCAAGGATGAGCTTGAGCCGATTGACGCGCTTAATCAGCTCGCGCTTTTCGGCTTCGAGGTTAGCAATCTCAGCCGCGTTGCGCCGGTCCTCCGCGCGGTAAAAGTCCAGCTCCGCGGAGGAGCCGAAGTTCGCGCCGAAGCCGACCTCGCCGACCACTAGGTCCGGCGCGCTCATTTCGCCGCCTTTCCGAACAGCCAGTTGTTGCGACGTCCGACCGGCGCCGTGCCGATGCCGCGCTTGGACAGAAATCGGTCGCAGGCGCGATGGAATTCAAGGTGGTAAATCCGCGGGACGCCAGCCGTGCCGCGGTCAATCTGGATCGGCCTGCCGTTCTTAGTTGTCACTGCGGGCCTCCTCCAGTTGAGCTGAGAGCTGTTTCACCAGCGCGGCCAGCGCAGCGATGGTGCTGATGGCATCTGCGGCGACCTCTTCGAGATACTCGACGTTGACGTTGAGGTTGCGGGTCTTCGGCTGACGAGCGGCCGACTTGTTGGGTTTGGCTTTGGGTTTCATGTGAATATCGAAAAGTTATTACAGGGGGTCGGACAACGGCTGTCCTATGCCTAAAGATTCTTGAAAATTGGCAGTTGCGACTTGGTACAAAAGATCCCAATTCTCGGGGCTTCGGTCGGACATCAGTTCGCCATGGCCAAATGGCGAATTGGACCTGCGAGCGCGCTGGCGAAGTTCCGGTGGCGTGTAGGTCGTTTTGCGGCGGTTGCCTAGCTCGGCGCGAAGGTAAAAGAGCCACTGCTTTCTGTCAGGAAGGTAGACAGCCAAGATGTCGTAAGCATGGGCTGAATAAATTTTGCCATTTGAATGGTTCTCAATCTGATACCGGCCTAGCTTGGTGCACCAAACTCCGGTTTTTACCTGCACCACAATCGGGCGATGCCTAGGCAGACGCACAATGTAATCGAAGTCCTTGCCGCCGCCGGAATGAGCTGCGACCTCATAACCGCGCTCCATCACCTCAATCTCAAAGCGCCTTTCGACAATCGTGCCCTTCGGAACGGCGCCCAGCGCTGCAGTCTGCTGCGTCACGCCGCGGCCTCCATTCTTGCGCGCTGCAGACTAAGCTCCAAGGCGCTGGGACCAGACGGCCGTGGGCTAGGGGAGACCGGCTCGGCGCCGTTCTTGCCGCGGAATTTATCGACCCACGGCTTGATGTAGCCGCTCGCTATGGCGGTCTTTATCGCCTCGACCGCCTGCCACTCGTTGACCGTGGCCAGATCGGAAAGGATGATCCGCGCGGCCTGCTCGGTCAGCGGATGGTGACGGCCCTTAATCTTGCCGCGGCGGAACTCGACAAACTCGCCCCACCATTGGCGGAAGCCAACGCTGTGGGGCAGGGGGCGGTCGGCGGACCAAGATTCGATGCCCTCAACCTTAGCCTTCCGCGGTTTGGGTTCGGGGGCGCCGGTTGCTGGTTCGTCCTTTTTGGGGGGATGCGAAGGCGACGAAGTCGCCGGAGTGTCACCTAAAGTATTGTTCTTATATGTTCTTATAGTTGAGGTGTCACGATGACACCACTTAGGTGTCACAAAGACACCACTTAGGTGTCTTTCTGATACCTGTCTTTCTGACACCGGTGTCACGCTGACACCTATCCCTGCGATGCGCCAAACGGTCGCCTGCACGCCGTCACCGGCCGTCCGGCGGAACCCTTTCTTGACCTCTTCGAGCTGCGCAGACTCCTGCAAGCGGTGCAGCGAGCGGATCACCGTGCTGCGCGACAGGCGAGTTTTGGCCTGCAGCTTCGCCCAGCTTGCATAGCAGTTACCGCGCTCGTCAGCGTAGTCGGCCAAGGCGAGGAGCACCAAAAGGTCAGCGCCCTGCGCCTCGCTCTTGTCCCACACCCATGAAGTCGCGGCGACGCTCACTGCGCCCTCCTCAACCGGTTCCGCTTCGAGACGTCGCTAGACTCAAACTGTAAGACACCATCCACGGTCGCCATGCCGGTGTATTTGCATCTGAGAGTGTCGAAGGGCGGACACACCGGCTTCCATGAGTCGGCATCCTTGACCCAGCAGATCGCCCGCTCGTTCCACCGCGGGACACCCTCGATGTACAGCATTCGGGAGTTGCGCGGGGTCTGCGCCTTGCAGAGCTTCACATTCGCAAACTCGTCGCCCTGCATGATGCCGACCTGCCGCGCGGTCTCTTCGGCCAGCTCCTTTGGAGTCTTGGGGGAGGCGACCAGCTTGGCTTCCGGCGCCTTCACCGGCTCAACCGGCGGGGCGGCTACCGGTTCCGACACCGGATTAGGGCCGGATACCGGCTCAGGGGCGGGCTGGGGTTGCGGCTTGAAGAGGACTTTGGCTTTTTCTAGGATGGTTTGCATGGGTGTTTTTAGGAAAAATTTTGCGAGGCTCTACCGGTCGGGGGTTTTGAAGACAAAGAGCGAGTCAGACCCCCTCCCCCCCCTCTGTACAGAGGAATGTGCGTGGTGATGTTCATCTCTTTGCGGATTTTATATGATCTATGTTGTATTAAGTTATGCTCTGTAAGCGTTGATTCACAGCGACTTACGCATCCTTGATATGTTCATTATCAGGCCGATCCGGCAGCTCCGCGGCCTTTTGCGCCGTGTCTCCGGCCACCTCGACCGGTTCCCACGCCACATCCACCACATCGCCACGCTGCTTCAGCCCAGCGACAAAGCTCTCCCAAGCATCAGCGGCCGGTGCGACCGTGTGCTCGACCCGCTGTGTGGGTCCGCCGGAGAGCAGCTCTGATTTCTCCGTTGCAACAGCGCTCATGATGGTTAGCTCATGAGCGCGCATGTCCGGTATCCTCTCAAAGAGTTCAGCGGTCCCAACGGCGGCGAGCGTCTTCCAATTCTTCGACGTGATTTCGCGTGCGCGTTCCAACAGCTCCGGCCTGTTGCGTATCAACGCCATGATGG